CATATTGCCACCAATGACGCTACCACCATTAAAGCGACCGCCGCCAAAAATTGACGTAGCCAGCGACATGATCGCAGTGAGTGCCGCAGAACCAGCCGCCGCCCATGCGCCGCCAGTTGACGCCGCTGTTGCCGCCGCCGCCGGGGCCGCCGCCGCAGCAATCTGGCCTTGCGCCGCTACCGCGCCCGCCGTGGTACTTGCCTGAGTCGCTTTGCTTTGCGTTTCCATCATGATCTGATCTGCTATCCAGTTTGCAGCTATGTCTGAAAGCCTGTTACCGATATTCCCGAGGATATTGCTGCCTAAGTTAGCAAAAACATCACTCAATGATTGAGTACCATTTAACAGGCCAACAAGTGCATTGCTCATACCACCTTTAAGGCCATTAACGCAATCACCGATAAGGCTGTTTGTGTCGCTTTGCGCCTGCCATTGCTCCCACTTCAGATCGCGGATCTGTTGCTCATAGGCTAACAGTTCCTGTTTCTGTTGCGCTTCCGTCACGCCCAGGTCGATAAGCATTTGCTTACGGACGGCCCATTCATTTTGAACCTGCTGAATAGGGTCTACTTCGCCCTTTAGCTGATCCATCGGGCTTACTATTTGCTCCCATTTGTCGCGCAATTCCTCTACCGGAATTTGTGCTAATTCTTCCTTTAGTTCCTTACCTATCCCTTTTTGCGCGGCGCGGTACTCAAGGAGAGTGATTTTACCCTGGGCGAATGCAGCATCAATGGCCTTGCCGCTCTCTAACGCTTTGCGCATAGCGGCGGCGTCTTTGTTGTACTGGTCAGAAACGCTTATACCTTTATCGCCAAGACGATCAGCTTCAGATTTCTTCTCTTTTTTCTGTTTTTTCGGTTTGTCTACTGGCTTGTCGAATCCGGTAATCGCTCCGTCATTGGCGGCATTCTGTTCATTTTTCCTTGCTTCTTCTGTAGCCTGGATTGCTGCGGTCAGATCATCCTGTAGTTGCATGACCTTGCCAACGGTCTTACCGTATTTCTTCTCGTAGTTGCTGTTATATTCGTCGGTTTGCTCTCCTACGACCTCCTTCATCCATTTGTAGGCATCCATTAGTGCCTTGATTGGCGTCACCATTGCGATGATCTTCTCGGCTACCTCGCCAGCCTTGATTCTGACATCTTCAAACATGTCGATGAATTCGCCACCAGCCGTCTTCAGGGTGTTAAAGCAGGTTTTAGCGAAATCAGCGCCTTCACCTAAAGCCTTAACACCTTTCGTTACAAGATCGATACCAGCAACAACCGTATCGGATACACCGAAAAGATCATCCAATTGCTCAACAAGTCCCATAACCTCGACTTTAAGCTCATTCAGGGCCATGCCGGATGTGCGCGGCAACTGCGCAAACTTCTCGTTTGTTTCCTGCGTAGCCGCCTGGATTGCGTTAACCATCCTTTCTGCCGTGATCTTACCGTCCAGCATTTCGGCGCGGAATTGGCCCATTGATAACCCCATCTGGCGTGCCATTGTCTGTACGATGGTCGGGGTGTTTTCTAACAGGCTGTTGAATTCTTCAGCACGCAACACGCCACCGTCGATAGACTGACGGAATTGACGCATTGAGTTTGACATCTGCTCCGCTGACGCGCCGCCCAACGCCCCCATTTTCTGAATCGTACCTACCAGGTTAAGCAATTGCCCTTCAGTGGCGGACGTGTTCTTCAGTGAGATAGCTAAGCCTTGCCACAGATCCCCGGTATCCTTCATGCTTTGGCCTGTTTCTTTTGATATTGCTTTCAGGCCATCAAAAACCCGTCCGGCGGACTCCGCATCGCCCGTAAGCATTTTGATTTTTACGCGAAGCATTTTTGCTTGCTCCGCCATATCCATAAATTGACGCACGGCCTCCGCAGCAATTAGCAAATGGATAACCCTGGTCAGTGCCTTGATGGATGTTTTCAGGGTGTTTACCTGGCGGTCAGCCTGTTTTGCGCCGCGCTCTATACGCCCAAAGGCCTGGTCTGCCTGTCGTTGTGCAACGAGAAGTTGACCAGTTTTCGCATCAACTTCGTAATAAATTGTACCTACACTGGTAGCCATGATTTAACCTCATGCAAAAATGTGATCTGTGTATCTATTTTATACAAAATGGCTTTACTTCAACGACTCCATTTTGTATAAAGAAGCCAAAGGGAATGGTCAGTAAATCAAGTTAGCGTGGTGGGTTATGAAACGGTTAGCAAAAGTGGCAATGATTGCGGCGGTATTGGGTCTGGTTGGTTGCAATGAGGATAATGAAAAAGCGCCTATAGTGACCACTCAAGAACAACAAGCATTAGCAGAGAAAAATGCTAAATGGCTTGCAGAACAACAAGCAAAACAAGCCGCATATGAGGCACAGTTAGCAAAAGAAAAAGCTGGTAAACAGTGGCTTGTGGTCGAAAGAAAAGATGATATGCAGGACACAAAAAACGTGTTCCTTTTCGTGAAAGCAGAACATTTCAGCGGAAGTCTTGATGCTTTCCCTACACTGAAAGCACGGGATGAAAACAAACCTGTATTAACAATCGCTTGCCAGGGTAATAAAACAAAAATGTTCGTAGCATGGTCAAACCATGTAACTGACGCTGGGGACACTACTTATATTAACTACCAGATCGGCGATCACAAAGCTGTAGCTACTGAATGGAGTCGGTCAACTAACTATAAAGCTCTTGGATTATGGAACGGCAAAAAAGCCATTCCAATGATTAAAAAACTGGTTAACGAAAAACAATTTATCATTGAAGTAGTGCCGGAAGCTGGCGACATTGAGAAAGCAGTGTTTAACATTGATGGTCTTTATAACCACATCGACAAAGTGAAAAACGCTTGCAACTGGAATTAAGGGTGAAACATGAAACGCGATGAATGGATGAGAAAATGGGAACATAAACAAGTAGCATATAATCGCAAGATGAACCGCGAATTTGACTTCGGTGTCGCAGAGCGTGATTGTGGGTATAAAGGAAATCTAAATGGTGCATATGTTCAACATGTTGGCGATAAACAGTATTATTACATTGTCAACTTCAACCATGTATTGCACGCAGATCTGGTTGTTATTGATGGGAAAACAAAAATAGTAGCGAATAAACGCATTAATAAGAACGCAGCAATCAATATATTAACAGTGATTCGCACCCAGATGAATGTGCTTTACGAAAAAATAGCATAAGCGAACTTAACAAAAACGCCCGGATCTACCGGGCTTTTTCTTGCTCGCGATTTTTCATTCTTTTTAGTATCTCCATAGCACCATTCATTCCATCGTCATAAGCCTTTTTATCCAGCAATACATTTGGGCGTTTTTGTTTGTTTCTTGCTTCTGGCGGCGTTTTAGCGCGTACAACGGCCCTATATCCGGTCATTGTCATATTCCATGCTTCTGATTCTGATAACCCCAGGTGAGCTACGGCAGAATAAACGAATTCCAGCACGTTAAAAGTCGGCTTATATTCCCCTTCCCGGATCTCTCCGGCGTCTTCTTCTGGCCCGTCACCGATTAAACCGTGGTACATGCAATGTTGTGCCAGCGTGATAACGTCACTGGTCGGCATCAGTCCGGGTTTTAGTCGTAACTTGGCGGAAGAAGTTAACCTACATTCACCCAATAACGGGGCTATTTCGTCGTCTGAGCAACATTTCAGGATGCGCATTGACGTTTGTACTATCTCACCATAACACCGCGCCATAATGCGATTGCGGAGGTCTGGATCTGTAGGCAATCGTGATGGGTATTTGCTGCCGTGGATAAGTGCGAAATATTCGACAAGCTCACTATCGTTGCCGATTTTAGCCATCGCAGCAAAGCAAGGATTAAACTCATAGCGCTTACCGTTCACCACAGCCGCAAATTGTCCTGTACGAACATGGATCATAGTATTCACCTTAAAAGAAAAGGGGCCAAATGGCCCCGATTGTTAATATTGGCTGTTATGCTGGCGGAACGTCGCCTACCGTTACCTTGCCAGCGCTTTCGCACTCAATGGACCAGGTGGAAACATCATCGTGTGGATCTTCTTCTTTAAAGGAAGTGCAAAGGAATGGGCCTTCAGTTACGTCTACAGGAGAAACGATCTTCAGCCATACATAAGGTTGTGATCCGGTGGTTTCACCTGGCGTAATTACGTGGCGTTTCAGCGCTTTCTGATTATGGATTTCTTCAGTGCGGGACACACCGTCGCCGGAGAAAGAAACGGATTTGTAAGTAACCATTGATTCTTTCGTGTAATCGGCTGATTTATCGGCGGTGGCGTCAGCGGTTTCCCATTCAACGGAAAGTGTTTTACCACGCATCATGCCTAACGCTTTGTACGCTCCAGTTTCCGGCTTCGCATTTGGACAAGCGATAGCGAAGAATACAGCAACGTCACGGCCTGTAAACGTGCCTTTTTCGCAAGTCTGAGACATGTTAATTTACCTCTTATCTTGATATGATGGTTTGAAAAGCTACGGTAAAAATAAAGCGCCCTTCTCTTGTCTGCATTGCAGGGATAGCGCCAACTGGCTTCATGTGTGTAATTTTATCAGTTTTATATTCTGTTAACATACTTTGACGGATGGCATCGGCAAGGTCTTCCACTTCACTGATATTTGTATCATTACGCGCTGAAATAACCAGAATGCGGAAATAATCACGGGTTATTGCTTCTTCACCAGCCGCGCCGCCGTTTTGCTGGATTACGATGTATCTGTCATTATTCGAATTGCTCCGCTCATTCCAGAAACGGGCCTGCAAAATATAGCCCTCATCGTATCCGTGGGATTGAATCCAATCCCTTATTTCGTCGTATACTTCGCTGCGCTTCATGTTTTGTAACCTTCTACAATCTCTTTATAAATATCGTCGGCGTTGTTTGGATCTTCGAATGCCTTGCGCAAGAATTCCGGCTCCGCGTTTGGGTCCCAATATTTACCTTTGCCAGTACCGCCGCCGAACTCAATTACCTGTTTCGGCCCGAAATCTGAAAGGTTATTTGTTTTCCCGAAATGTTCACGCGGCTGGCCTTTTAATGTGCCTGGCATATTGTGCACCCATTCAGCGTAACGGGCTGTATATCCCAGCCGTAACTGCATACCATCCGCCGTGTTACCTATATATTGAAATTGGCTGTTAATTAAAAAACCCGTATCAACTGGTGTCATGTTTGCCGCAAAGCCACCAGCCAGCATACCGACGCGCCATAAAACTTCGTGCGTCTTTTTATCGGTGATTTCCTTTAGCTCCTGCTTTAATCTCTCACGGACGCGTTTAACTCCCCTGATAGGCATGATTAACCCCCTGTCACGATCTTATAATCCGGCGTGTCGTTAAACATGCTCATATCCCATTCAACGATCCCGGTTATAACGTTGGCCCCAGCCGCAAGCGGGTCGGCAATAGCAGTAGTGTCACCAGTGGCAAGCATCCATCCTTTTTCCGGGCGCTGTACTGGCTGCATCTTGTGAAGCAGTTCGGTATATACGGTTATTGTGTTGCTCACCTCGTTGCCGTTTGCGTCTGTTGCAGTTCCGTCAGTACGCTCCCATGCACAATCTACCAGGTATGGCGTACCGTATACATCGGAGTTTGTCCAGTCGTCACGCGTTACGGGGTAAATGGTGGCTAACGCCTTGTAAGTAAATCTCGATAGCTTACTCATAGCCGTAACTCCATTTAACAATTTTCGGATGAGTTTTCGCCACGCGCGGGCAAAGAATTACCCATAAGCCAGCATCATTGAGGTAGGCCGCCACCTGGCGTCCGCTATCCGTTTTAACCCACACGCGGGTAAATGGTTTCGGCAATACTGGATTTGGTAATGTCAGGTCGTTCCACATTGTCACATCCTCCTGCTCTTACCAATCCACAGCCCGGCGTGCGCGGTGTTTTCTGGATCTGGTGGAATTAGTTCGGCTGTACAATGGTGTTTGTCCAGTGAGTAAAGCAACGAATAGGCCGCCTTCCATCGCTTATTAAAATCGACATAGCGGTATGACTGACTCGCACCGTTCGGCCCAGTCTGCGAGGAAACGTATTTATCAGCCTGGCTTAGTCCTAACAGGCCAATCAGATAAAGCTGAATCAATGTTGCAGTGGAGGCCGGATAGTTGGCATCAAGGCATTCATTAACGCTATTTGCCTGCTCCACCAGCAAAGATAAGATAACGTCTGGCAGGTCAATACCCTGGCTTTCAATATATTCCCGCGCCTGTTCTGTAGTGACCATTTTGTTTTCTCCACATACAAAAAAATCCCCGGCATCGCGCCGGGGAGTTACAGGAAACATATCAATCAGGTATTGCTGCCGTAGACCACACCTGAACGACCTTTCATATCACAGGTGATCTGAAGACCCTCAGCAGACATAATGCGGAAGTTGTAGTTATCGGTCGGCATCATGCGCGGTAACGGAACTACGCCAGTGGTCATGCCAATCAGCGGGGTGATGACGCTGCGACTACGCTGATAAGCGATAAATTCGTTGCCAGTCAGCGCATAGGTCTGGCGAATATCATCAACCGGGACAAACGGCTTGATAACATCCAGTACACTACCAACAATTACGCCATTAACGATGTGTGGGCGTGCCAGGTTAGCCATGATTTCTGGCGATACCCACATTACATCGTATTTAGCTACGAAGTTGGCGCGGGCCAGTTTCCCGAACTCACCAGTGGTAAAGAATTCAATAATCTTATCGAAAGTCGCGGTGGTCAGGTCGATTTTAGCGACAGTTTTCAGTTTAAGTTGCTGGGTGTTTTTGTGGTTTTTAAGACCCATTGCTTTATGACCATCAACCACGATGCGATCGTTACCATTCAGGTAGAACTGGACGCGTGCTTTGTTGAATTTTTTCAGTTTAAGGCGCTGGCTGTCTAATGCAAGGTCGATGCCTACAGTATTTAAGCCCTGAGCTAAACGCCAGTTAACACCGTAACCCGCTGCGAACATCGGGATCGGGTCGCCATCGCTGCCGTATTCGGTGTGATCAAAGCCGTGTGGCGCTTGACCATCCATAGACATCACAACTTCATCATCGATGTCACCGGATACGTTGTACATTTTCAGCGTTTTACCGATTGGCAGTACGGTTTGCACACCCATCAGGTCGTTTACGATCTCAATACCGATTTCTTCGGTGTTCAGTTCGATAATCTGGTTATCGATTTCTTTCCAGAATTCTTTTGCGAAGCCGCCGACGGCGTTACAGGTCAACATTTCAGCGGTCATATTTGCCTGATTTGCAGCAATCATGGCGTTGTGCTGCTCGTTGAAGATATTGCGTTGCGCCCACAGTTCTTTCCAATGGCCCTGCATACGGGCGTTGGTGGCAAGGTTTTCTTTTGTAAAGTACATGTTTTTCCCCTTTTAAATTAAGCAACGCGAACGCGGATAAAATCTTCCGCCTCCAGGGTTACGTCTTCCTGGCAGTATGCGATGATCGGATCTGGCGCTGCCTGTTCACTTGGCGCAACAAACAGTTTCACCCCGTCGGCTGCGAGAGCAATAGCTGCACCCTTAACATAAGCGGCTGCAGGAACAAGGAGAGCAAACTCTCGGCCCTGTTCCACATAATCAGCAACAACAGTTTCATTTGCAGCGATTGCATCAGTAATGGTTTTGCCTTCGTGGAATGCCGGGTTGACGATGTACAACTGAGCTGCACCGACATCAGCACTGGTTGCTTTTGCAAACTTACCTCCGTCCAGTTTTACCAGTTCACCTGGTTTTACTGCGACCTTAGCAGTGTAGGTTTCGGTAATGGATTTACCATCAATATTTACACGACGAAAACGAGACATTGTGATCCCCTTTTAATTAGAAATAGGTGTTAAAGTCCGGGACTTCGCCTTTTTTACCTTCGTTTGCTGCGTTGGTAGCCATCGGCGCTGCTTTGCCCAGGGATTTAAACATTGCTTCTAACGCTTCACCGCTTAATGCGTTAGCAACAATTTCGCCGTGTACTTTTGCTACTGCGGCGCGTTTTTCTGCTTCTTCTTTATTTGCGTTTGCTGCGATCTCTTCTTTAATCGCTTTCTGATTGGTCTGTAATTCTTCAACGCTTGCCTGTACTGGTTTTAATGCCTCTGCTACTGCATTAGCGATATTGGCGGATAAGCCTTCGTTAATTTCTTTTACCAGTTCGGCGCGTTCTTCTTTGGTCAAAGGCATGGGATCGTCCTCCGATTTATTGGCCTTAATTTTTTCATTCAGGGAGAAAAGATTAGAAAGGTGTTCAGCGAACTGAGTAAACCAGGATTTACTTTCCTCGTTGGTTGTAAGCTCGCCATTATTGAGAATAATTTTATCAGCCTGTTTTTCGTAGTTGTATCTTTCCGCACAGTTTTCATTAGTGGCGATCGTCACCTCTCTATCAGTGAAGTCCACCACGTATACGTAATCAGCGTCAGGGAACATTTCCCGCGCAGCAGCGGTTAACTGTTTTTCAAGTGTGCGATAGCTATTTTCTTTCATTGCCACCGCCATTAACGGCTTCGCCTGGTCGGTATTAACCATTAAGCCTACGCCCTGTTCCGGCGAAGCGGCTGGCGGCTCATGCAGCAAGATAGCGTCATGGTCGATCGACATGATTTTCACTACATGGTCAGCACCCTGGGCTTTCATTTCTTCGGTGGCTGGCATACGCTGGCGATATACAGCGACGGACGACCAGATAGGATCTTTGCTTTCTCCTTTCTCCAGTGCTTCCAGTCGGGCTAATAATTCGCGGCCCTGGCTTGAATGGCTGGCGGTTTCCACATCCACCCATTTTTCCACATAAACACGGTTGCCGCGTAACTCAACGTTTCTGTTCCACGCACCACAAAAACCCGTGTTTAATCCTTCCGGGCTAAATGCTGAAACAAATTTACCGTCAACGGTAGGATGGCCCAGCGGGGCAAGCGTACCCTCCAGTGACTGGTAATTAGCGATAATTTCAGCTTCCGGGTAATATTCACGATTCATAACGATATTGAATGGCAGCGTATATGATGGCACAACAATGTGCTCGCGTCCGTTATAAGTTTCCCGGCGTATGGTATTAGCGGTTAATTTGGTATTAACCTGAATCAGTTCTTTACTCACGGTTTTTACTCCCAATCTTCGCCATATTTAGCGTGCGCAACTTTATAGTTTTCTTGCGCCCGATCTAATATTCGTTCGTTTAATATGTTACCGTCTTCGTCAACTAATACGGTAATCGTGCTACATTTGCAGTTAATTGAATTAGGGGATCTACTCCACCATTCGCGCTGCTCATCTATGGTGTATGTTTTACCGTGCCGCTGCGCGTGCGATAGCCTGGTAGTCGGTGATAATGCCGAAATGTGCATTTGCATAGTGCGCAGATTAAATTCTTCTGTCGCCGCTTCTGCCTCATCCATACGCGCTGTGCGTAACGCTGTGCATATTTCAGTTCGAGCAATACGTTTACACCTGTATAGCGGTAATTGCGTCTCCTGATTCAATGTGCGCGCTATTTCCAGTGGGTTTAAACCACGGGCCATGCCTTCAGTTAGTCGGCGGGCCATATCCTTTTTGATCTGTGCTGTCAGCCCGCGCATTTCCTCAAATACACGGGTACGGACCAGGGCAAGGCGCGTGCGGTAGGTTGTGCTTGATAGTACGGCAGATACATCGGGATAAACGCTTGAGTACGTGACAGACTGGTTAGCGAGGTTGGCATATTCCTGTGCCGTGCCGCGCTGATAGGCCACCTTCACGTAATTCTGCCAGAACCAGAAGTTTTCCGGGTCTGTTAACTCGAATATCTCATCAATCATGTCGCTTGCGTCCTCCAGCATGTCGTGAAATTCATCCATGTAAATCTGAAAGGTGTATTTCTTATTAACAGCCAGGCTATATTGGATTCTGTCCAATATGGCGATATACGGATCCGCAACTTTCTTCAGGCAGGCTTTAAAACGCTTAATAGCTCCCGACCTTAACTTCCCTGTCATGGTCGGGTCTTCGGTGTTAGATGGCATTATCGCGGCTGGAGGTATTCGCCTGATTATTTTCTTCACCTTCATCATCGTCATCCTCTTCCGTTTCTACTTCACTGGCTGGGCCATCGTATCCGGCAGCCTCGCGGATCTCATCGCCGCTAAATATTTCTTCACCAGTAGCCAAACAAGCCTGATTGATTTGCGCCATCTTGTCTGCGGCTTCCAGTAGCTCTGCTTTGGTCATGGCGTTAAGGTCGTCCCATAGCACTGATACATCTACTGGCATACTGATAAGGCGTAGATCTGCCATCTTGCGGAACAGATCTTCAATCTCGCCACCGATTTCCTCCCTGCGGGTCATGCAGCGGCTGTTGAAGTAACGCAGGTCTTCGGTTGATGCGCGTTCTCCCTGCTGGTTCCCAACCAAGATGCGGGTTGGAATATCAACACCAGCGGCGGCGGTTTGCAGGTTTACGTCATAGGTTGATGACGGGTCAGATACGGCAGTAACCAGCGGGCTTACTGTCGCACCCTGTAACGCCATCATTACGTCATTACCCTTATTCATTTCAGCCGTAGCCTCATTGAATCTTTCGCGTAACTCTGTAACGTCGCAATCGTATGTTGCAGCCAGGGAACGGAAGTCAATCTCTTTATCGAACGAAATGGCAAGCTGACGCGCTGCGTTTTTCAGGAATGATTCACCACTACCGCCTTCCACTTTTTCCAGTGATACGAATGCGTTGTAGGAAGGTTCAAGGAAAGCGATGACATCATCAGAATAGTCGCCAAAGATGAATATGCGGTCAGGGTGGATCTTTCTGGCAATGGTCTTACTGTTAATGCGTTCTTTGTATTCCCACCACGTTGGCAGGCCATAGTTTTCATTATCCGGGTTTTCTTCGAAGTCCTTCGGTGTAAGAGCGCCAGCCCACACAGGGGTAAATTTTGCAATGCCTACGCCTTTTGTCACTGGCTGATCCCACGGCTTGTTATCTCTGATATGAATTAACAGACCAGAGTAACGACCAATGAGGCGGCGGCGATCACATTCAGCAACAGTGCGCCAAAATCTGTTGTTAAATTTCTTCTTGATTTCTCTTTCCCACGGTGTTTCCTTTTTCGCTTTCTCGTCTTCAGTTCCTTCAATCATCTTTGGCTTGGTGCGCCAGCAAGTAGTAACAATCTTTTCTACAGCACCGTGAGCGATGCCGCCGCGTCTGTACAGTTTGTATAGATCGTGATACGTGATCTCTTCTTTAAATCCGTATTCACTCCACGCAGCATCACGTTTGGCATCTATCCCCATAGTGAACGGATGTGCCGCTGCATAGCGGGCAAAGGCCGCCTGGCGTTGAGACAAGGCAGCATTAACCGCCAATTCTAAATTGGATGGCATAATGTTTACTCCTGAATACATGTTTACGCGTTGCTACGCGAAAAATAAAAAAAACTTGTTGGTAGTTGTGAGGCAGATTTTAAAATCCGCGCAGGCGCTTAGGTAACATAAGGCCCATTGCCTGTGGCTGGCTTAGTTCGGTGATACCCCATACCATTGCGTCCATACGGTCAGGGGATTTTTTGGCGGTAGCTGGCACGTATTCCATCATTTGATTTTCCAGCGTGTATAGCTCACCAGTGTGTGCCACCCTTCCTTGTGCATACAGTGCCGATATTGGTTCAGCGCGGGCGAATTTACCTTTACTTGCGTGCACCTTAACAATGCGGCCTTTGAATCCGGCATTGCGTAGTGTGGCCTCTGCCATATCACCACCCTGGTTGGTTTCGATAACCATCGCGTCAGCTTCATGGATGTTGTAGGCGTTCATTGATGCCTGCGCCCAGTCGTTAGGTGACATACGGCCTGAATAGTCGCCATCAACAGAATACTGAGCATTCTTGCCACCACCATAAGCGGAACATGCCATGATCCCCGTTTCGTCCGACTCATCAGATGATGTTGTCGCCGGGTCAATGGCTATCACAGTGCGGATTTTCTCCTGCGTTATCTGCATTCGGTGTGCTGCGGTTATCATTGCTTCAGTCCACAATGCGCCTTCTTCGTCGAATTTACGCGGGCGCTGCATGTACTGGGCTTCAAATGACCGTCTGTGCGCCTTCAGTCCGGCTTCATGGGTGTCATTGTGTTTTTTAGGCCATAGCCAGCCGTCCGGCAGGTTGTGAGCGATAGGAATGGCGAACTCGTTTTCAGGGTACAGATCCCAATAATCCAGGCTGTTGTCGATCTTCACTGGCAGGTTAAGGTGATACCACTTTTCACCACTGCCGCCGCGTAACAGGTAGCCGGACAAATCATCGTAGTGGATGCGCTGCATGATGACGATAACAGGCGTTGTTTGCACTGCCAGACGCGATGCAAGCGTATCGTTATAGTTGGTGTTCACCTGCTTTCTCACCACGTCAGAGTAAGCGTCAGCGGGTTTTAATGGGTCGTCGATGATTAACGCGCCATTAAATCCTGATTCCATGTACCCCGCACGGAACCCGGTCACCTGACCAAGTGATGACGTTGCATACACGCCGCCGCCGTATTCAGTCCACCACATCGATTTACTGTTGGCATCGTTGCGGATCTTCATGGGCCACATCGCCTGATAGTCAGGCGTACAGATCATGTTCCTTACAGTCGAGGAGTTGAGTAACGCAAGGTTGTTGGAATAGGAAACGTGAAGGAATCTTGTGCGGGGATTTATTGCGAGTGACCGCGCCATCATATTGATAGTTGCGATCATGGTTTTGCCGTACCCTGGGGGGATGTTGATGATGAGTCGGGTTATCTCACCTTTGATAACGCGTTGCAGTGCGTCGCGGATAGCTAAATGATGGCCTGAGATTAACATCTTCGTCCCGTTCGCTTGCTTGTAAAAGTAGCGATTAAAAAACAGGCCATCGTTTTCACATTTGGACTGAATAATTCGTTCTCTGATTGTCAACATAATTACACCTCGTTTTCTACTTCCTGAACGATGCGTGCAATTTCTTCTTTCGTTACTTCCACCTGTACGGGCGACTCTTCCCTGTTGCCTACGATTTCCTGTGTGACGCGTTCACCATATTTACGAGGTTGCAGTTTTGCCAATAGCCATTTGCGCGTTTCAATCATCAAATGGTGTCTGTTCAGTTCTTCCTTTTTGATGTTCTCTGGCGCGTCAGCAAGGTCGATGATCTCATCAGCTAACACCTCGAATCCGATCTCCTTCGCGCGCATATACATGTCCGAAAACTCTGGCACGTCTCTGAACCACTTAAGGATTGTTGAACGTGCAGGCATACCAGGCATCTTCGAAATTTTGTTAATGCTTTCGCCGTCCGACACAAGCTCGCAGATCTCCAATGCCTTTTCTTCTGAATAGCCATGTGGACGGCCCACCTTTTTGGCTGCTGGCTTTTTGTCTTCAGCCTTTGCCTTTTTCGTGCGGGCCATATTTCACCTCTTAAAACCATTTACACAGAATATATAAACACGCAATTAATGTTGCGCAGTATGTTGCTGTTTCCAGAAAGTCGAATAATTCTTTCATCTTTTCGCCTTACTGCGACAAGGCCGCCATAGTGAGAACAATCGCGACAACCAGGAAAAAGAAATCAAGCCATTTCATTTTTAACCCCCTGCGATTCAGTTAACACTTAAAAGCACCGCAACGATGACAATCACTATAATCATGCAAAAGAAGTCTGCTTCTCTCATCTTTTAAACCCTCGATAAACATCTACGGCAATAACTGTAATAACAGCCACCAGCAATAGCATTTCGTATGCGTTCATGCTTCACCTATACAACATTCTTCCACCAGAAATAGATAATGACGGCGACCAACGACCACCAGATGAGATCGTAAATATTTATGGTGAATACCTTCAGCTTTCAATGAATATCATGATCGCCAGCCATACAGCGACGCAGGCAGAAAGGATAATTAGCGGGTCAATCATCTTGCCACCCCATCTAATACTTGCTTTTTACGGTTATCAGTACGGCAATAACAAAACTCACCAGAAATACAGAAATACCAATTAATCCGGCGATGATGTAAGCGTCCATAATCAGCCTCGCATAGACATAATCACCATAAACAGGCAAATAATGAATCCGAACGCCACGCCACCCATAAACGTTAATATTGACGCAACCATAATCAGCCTCGTTTAAAGCTCATTACGCGCGGCACATACGCTTCTTTTGCTTTGGGCTTACGTTTGCCTTTCTTCGCGGGTTTTTCCTCTTCCTTCGGCTGTTCTGCCTGTTCCAGCGCCTGATCGACGACTTCTGCCGCCTGCATTGCTGCAACCTGTGCTTCGTTTGATTCTGCTATGATAGGGAAAAACGCATCGAAGATACGGTCTACCATGTAAGCGTAAGTCTCATTCGCCGGATGGGTAGGATCCGTGGTAGCCACGACGCCTACATCACTTAAAACGTGGAATGTAGTGTGGGCGCATTCATGGACCAGCGTTCCCAACTCATTGTTGAATACTGCGATCACGTAGAAGTTACCACCATTCTCGCCAGTGCAAGTAAGCGTTAATCCTCCAGCCAACTCGAAATCAGGTTCAATCGGAATTCCTGCCTTTTCGCAAAATTCATAGAACATCTCGCGGGTCGGGCAAAAGAAAACAGTGGTATGCTCAAAAAGCGGGATCTTGAAGTGAGGCAACTTAATGCCTTTAGCCTTAGCCATCAGAATAATCTCCTATTCTGAAAAATATAACCCCCGCAAAACTCGACACCGCAGGGAGTGAAAACAGCTATAAAACACTAAAAACGGCGCTGCATGAGTACCGTTTTCAGAATTTTATAAAATAGGTGGGTGGCGCTTTCTTCTACCCAGGTAGCGCCTGACCTGTTAATGGGACTGTTGATCCGGTATTACGTGTTTTTGAATTTCCGCCGTCGCTCGCGGGAAGGATTGGCCTGGTTATGGCTGGCTGGCAGAAACGGCGACACGTCCACGCGCTGTTATTCTTTGCGTAAGCACTGAGTTTTGATGTAGTCCTGAAGACCAGTAATCTGAGCGTCTTTCGTTTTTAGTTGTTCTCTGAGGGATAGATAAGCCGATTCAGCGTCGGGAGTGAGTCTACAGGAGGCTCCATCAATGCGGCTGGCGGATTCGGCGGAGTCGGACACTCGCACGGGTATTGCGTTGACGCGCAGCCTGATAGTGCCGTTATCAATGCCAGTGCGCAGATCGGCAATGTCAGATCTGATAGCTTTAATCTCATCGTGATACCTCTTATCAAGTTTTGACAGTTCGGCGTTTCGCTCCTTCATCTGCTGAATAGTGTTACTTGCCGTTTTCAGTGCGCCTTTCGTTACCGTGACTTCTTCCTGTAACCTTGCCGCCTCACCCTGGTAATAACATGTTACGGCGGTCAGTCCGGCAATAATGCAAACAACAGCGGCGATAATTAACGCCTTCACCTTGTCCACGTTTCCCCCCATTCGCAAACGGCATATTCAACCTCGCGGCGGTTTACCAGGCCTTGCCACTTCTTACCGCCAGCGTATACCCAGCGTTTAAGCTGTGCGCACGCTTCTGATTTCTTGCCGTCATTGAGTAGTTTTAGTAAGGTTGATGTTTTGAAGTTGGTAGCGCCTACGTTATAGGCGAATGAATAAAGTGCTGCGCGGGTAAAATCTGATATTTCGACTTTGATATATGGGTCAATCGCTTTTGCGGTCTTGTGTAGATCTTTATTTAATAAAGCATCGCATTCTGATTGCGTGTAAGTCTTACCAAGCATGATGTCTTTTCCGACGTGTCCATAACATATCGTGTAAACACCGATGACATCTCTGTATGGCTTATACTCAACGCCTTCAAGATCTTTTATCATCACCGCCGCAATAGCGATCGCCCCACCAGCCGCCGCAACAATCTTGTTTTTCAGCGATTGGCTAATCATTTACTTATTCCCCATTCGCGCGTCGTGTTCCTCTTGCGCCCGCTTGTTCTCCTGTGATTTGAAGTAATAATTAACGGCAAATGTGCCTACGGTTGATAAGATACCCACAAAGACGGCAATGTCATTGATGGTTATCGCGCCGAAAAAAGCAGTTACGGCCCCAGTCACATACGCGCACGCCTCCCGTATTCTGTCGAACATAGATTTACCTCCAACAAAGCAAAAACCCGGCGCGGGGGCCGGGTAATTACAATTTCGCATTGTTAGGAAATATTTTAATCCGTTTGTTTACGCTCTACAAATACGGCTTACGCAGTTTTGTATATCAGGCCATTATCAAACAACATTTGCATATGCCACCGATCCATGTCGCTTGATTCCCAATGTGGATCGTCATCAGGTCTTATCATCACCTTATTACCTTTAAGTAAATAGACGATGTTAAATACCTTATGCAAATAGATGCCGTCTTCGATCTCGTTCACAGGTCGCTAACCTTCACCACGTCGCCGTTATAAAGCATGATTTCAATTATTTCCCGCGTCATATCCATGAATGGCTCTTTCCACTCGCCACCATCGATACTGATACGAATATCATTACCCTCCACGCGGTAAAACATTTCATCAATGAGGTTCACGGCGTATATACCATCTTCAATCATTTAACCGCCCTCTTTAAACATCCTGAACTTAATATCGCCAATCTTGCTCCAATGTCCGTGATTAAACATCGTGATAACTTCTTTCGCTGTCACAGGTAAAACCGTTTCATGCCACGGTTCAAACTGGCGTGATCGCATCATTACGTGTTCACCTTCAAGGCGATAATAAGCGCGTGACACCAATGACTGATAAACGCCGTCATATTGATGGTCGCTATTTCCCATTTTTACGCTCCTTAATGGCTCGCTTAATCTGCACTAGCGTTGCACCGAAGAAAGCGATAAACACCGCTACAGGCCAGAAAGGAATCTCAAGGCCACCACGATCGAGATCGTTACATTTGATGAAACAAGACATCAGGATAGCGCCAGCGATATAAAGGAGAAATACAGCAAAGATAAGACATTCAATCATCCTCTTTCTCCCCGCCTAAATATTGATAGATTTCTTCAGCATTTTCCCCGCGCTCAAAACAATAATGTTCAAACATGCGCCAGTTCTCACTAAGAAACATAACAATAAAATTGTTAACGTATTCGTCATCCATAGTTAATCATCCTCTTCATCATCTTCTTGTTCAGCCAGGAAATCATCTACGGCACGGTAAGTAACTGGAGGGATATATTCGAAGTCATCCGTATCAAGATCGAGCGTCCTGCTGTCGCCGTCGTCGTCAATCGTATTCATTCCCAACTCACCGAAAGGGCCGTACCCAATATGGCCCAGATATTCGCAACCAATCGTAAAGCCAGGGTATTCGCGTTTACATCTGACTTTATACAGCTTATTTGATGCGCTCAATTTCAACCCCTCTGTTTTCTGCTTCAGTCATTTTGTATTCTGCAACCAGTTCAGCGCCAAGCAATTCCACTTCCATATCAGCGATACCCTGGAACATCAGATAGGCAAAAACTAGGCTTTTAATTCTATCCAGGTCTTCAAGATGGTCTGCGTCAAAAGGCGGTTCAGATACGTGGAAGCGTTTAACGTGCGCGTCGTCTTCAGTAGCCACACGGAAACATGCGCCGCGTTTACCTGCGAATTGTCCAATTTCTTTATCTTCTGGAAAAGATCCACGGAAAACTTTAACACTGATAAATTTAGACATTGATTATTCTCCTTCGTAAGGAATTAAAATTCAGCACCAGGTAAGCTACGCGCTTTATTTACCACATCGTGTTTTAACAATAAACTGGCGTGATAACTTATGATCCCCATAATACCGACCTGTATTTCATCATTTTTTGACTTTATTATTAACAACTGGTTTTTAGTGAAGATCCTGTCTCCATCAGTGATATATAACCAGTCACCACGTTTGCCAACAACAATGTGAGATCTGCCTAAGCTGTCTTTAAATTCATAATTACAGAAAACATCATCGTTAGGAACTTCAACAAAACAGCAAGCAATAAATTTAGCGCTTTTCATGATTACACCCTTCTGATTTGATGGGGCCATCCTGCCCCGTGTTTTATGCTTCTTCGCCTCCTTTAAACCCTAAGCACTCCGCGTACTCGTCAATGCTTAATGCTTCTTCACCTTGTGCCAGTAATTCAAAGTATCTTGCGTACAGTTCGAAAACCCAGGCCGGATATTTAGCGTTAGCGTTCATGGTTTCCCCCTTATGCCATACGTGCGAATTCAAGTGATTTGCATTCGTAGTCTTCCTCTGCCTGCATCACCACGTTGTTAATCATATGGTTTGCATCATCGAAGCCGTATTTTTTGGCGAATTCATCAGCACCGACTTGGTGGTCATGCTCTGCGTTCATCGCTTCTACATAGTGGAACTCAAGATTGTTCAGGTAGGGACTAGAAACGCCGTCCTCTTTTTCAATCAGATCCCAAATTGCATTGAAGCGGGCTTTTGTTTCTTCGTTAATCCAGCGTTTCATTTTTCTACCCTCCGCATCGTTCTCTCTTCAGCTTCTTTATAACAAAATGGCGCCACCAGAACAATGCCATTTTGTAAACTTTGAAGGGTAGATCACATTTATGCTTCTTCCGTAAAAGTAACCTTCATCGCCCCATCCGAACTACGGACAACATAACGACCAATACCGCCTAGCGGCCCTGCATACCATAAGTGACCGTAAGTGTCAGTCACGACGATAAACGGAAATTTAGGAGACAATCCCATCGGTTTTTCAGCCGTGTACTGTACGCCTTCCTCAAAACAGCCCAATTTCGATTCGTTACACGTTAAAATCATTTTCATACCCCTACATACGAAAACGCAGCAAAAGCACCACCACCAGCACGCGCATAAACAAGCGCCGTGCCACAACCCATCTTATAAAATCGCCATAACTGCCCCTGGTCGTCAGTAATGGCATGAATATATTCCTGATCCTTTGCGTCAACCAATGCCGCGTCAACCTCGTAGATCTTGCCATTCTTAAAAAACGCGCTGCATCGTGAGTATGTGCACTGGTATCTATGTTTCCGATTCATAGCACCTCACTTATTCCGGTTTACTGCCTTCGCGGGCGCAAAACTCCGCGATCTCACGGAAATCATGCACTATGCGATAAATATACAAACCAGCGGCGTTATTGATATGGCTAACATAAGCGAAATAAACTTTATCATCATCGCCAGTTATCGCCATTGCACCATCACCGCCCGGTGCGCCGTGGAGTTGAACGCCGCAATAGATCTTCCCTTCTTCAAAAATATTGCGGTCGCGCGTCTGCAATACCTCAAAATATAAATGTTTCATTGTTGCCCCTTTAATAACGTTCAAAGCTGGCAGCAAAACCTACACCGGATATTTCACCGCCTTCATAGCTCGGCCTGAATACCCATATTTCGTCATGATTATCAATCAAGGCAAGGCAATTACTCATTGTGTGTGCTTCATTGCCATAAACGATGTGAACGTCATAAATACTCCCAATCGTGAAAACACTGTCATTGCTTGAGTATGAGCATTTAACTTGCATCAGAAAACCCCTTTATAATCGACCGTGTATTTTGCCACTAATTTCCATTCACAATAGTTTTCCATGTCGCGAGGTTGCCAACCCTTCATCCCTACCGCACTCCGCGCAGCGTGACGGCGATAATAATCGTTATGGCTAGCTATGCACCACGGGTACAGGACAAACATATATCCTGCCTCGTTAACCAGGATCGCCATCCGCTTTCCAGTTGCCTTATCTTTCGCCCGGAAATAACTTACCTTGATTTTCATTTTTAATTACCTCGATCAGCATTTCTTCTTCCAGGTTAGCCGGGCGTTTACGAAATATCCCGGCAAAAACCAAATCATCCAGGTATCCTTTAGTGCAAAACAGCTTTTCTTCTCTCACCCCGTCAGAATCGCATCTATAAGCCTTTCCATTTATCAGAAAATAAAAGCTATAAGATGAAGGTGCCAGGCAAACATCCTCGTAAACGTCCATAATATTAACCCTCGACTACTTCCAGCCCGCGTCCCTTATCGCCAACGAAGTCGCCCAGGCTGAACGTATACGACCATGCCGGATTTATGTAATGGTCATCAGCACCAGCGGCAATGAGATCAGCACCATTAATCATGCAAGTAATCTCATCGCTATGAACGACATTAACGACCTTACCAACAACCTGTTTCAATGACGGGTAGCCGTGATCGTGCAAGAATTTAACTTTCATATTTCTTTCCCTTGTAAGTAACAGCATCAGCGATAAGCAATACCGCCAGCATTTCTCCGTCATGCAACGGGTCTGGAATAGCAAAAAATATGTCGCTGTTTTTGTCCGGCACTACTACGCGCATATTGCCTTGTTTGTCTTCATGAACAAACCACGGCTTTTCGTGTGGCTCAAACATACCGAAAAGCAATTTAAGATCTATTTCTTCGCCCTTCGTGAATAACGATACGTCCGTTGTAGCGATAACTAACGCTTTCTGATCTGCCACTTTCTTCGTTCTCATTCTTCTGCCTCCCAGCGGTCAATGCTGATTAGAAAATCACGGATAGCGTGGCGCTCGTCGCGCGTTGGCTTGCGCTTCCGGTAAATCTTAAAGTCAAACCATTCTTTTTCTTGTTCGAAATCCAGGTCGTAAGCAAGCGCCTCAATATATCCACATTCGTGATACTGGTACGCCACGCCAGCACGAACAAAAAAGCGGGTTTTATCCCGCTTGTGTTCATAGATACGCATATTTACCCCGCTATGCAGTTGTGTAGCTGTCTACCAGCTTTTCATCCTTCATTCTGGCAAGCTGGGCGATGTTCATCGTGTAGCCGCCATCAGAGAAAAGCCACTCCGCAGCCTTGCGACGAAAAGCGATATCATCATGGTTACGCGTCCATGTGGCGATCACCGCGCGCTTTCCGTCAGTGGCAAACATACTTAACTCATTATCAACTACGTCGATAGCCTGCCAGATTTTTAGCTCCATGATTTATCTCCGTAGATCTTGAATAGTTCCCGTGCTTCCTGGTCTTCAAATAGATTCATATGCAGGTTATGTAGTCGGCGCATTGTGCGGAAGCGCGGTCTGAATTCCTGGTTTCTTTTAATGAACTTACCACCAATTGAATAAATATGACCGTATGAATACCATCTATTACCCACCCAAATTTGATATTCTTCACCTTCATAATTAATTTTGATTGTAAGCTCGTCAACCTCCATTATTAATCCTTTGTCGAGGATATCGTTTAACATCGAATCCCACTCTTTAAGGAAAGGTTGTTGATAAAAACCGAAAAGTGTATTTGCTGCATGGCAAAGGTAATCAATGATTATTTGCATGTTGTCACCACATCATATAATAAACGTTATCGTCAGCTAATTCGTCAGCGTCTTTTTGACAGTCGATTGTCGCATCGTCTTCGTGCCATTCTTTCGCGAATAAACGCGCCCATTTACGACGCTCACGCTTATTGCGTCGCAAATCATCAAAAACCATTAAAGCCTTATCGTAAGCTCTTACCATGCGTTTCATTCTACTTTTCATCTTTCACCTTCCTTAATTCCTTAATTTCAATATTGCGCAACCGGACGTCGCACGGCGTTTCAGATTTACCAGTAAGCGCCAGCGTCAGGTTTTCAGGTGTCGTGTAAAGGATTATCTCTTTACCTGTGCTAAATTTAATTTCTATGCGGATCTCGTTTTCGTCACCGCACAATACACGGCTAATTGATAGGCCAGCTTTTTTCATTGCTCCCCCCACCTTAACATCCAATTCACATCACATTTAATTGCGAATACCTTAACAGGATCAGGGCCGAATAATGGATGCGTGATAGTTTTTACTTCGTACCCGAAATAAGGCAGGTTTATGTTCCGGTGCGCTTCGTGGCTGGCTGGATACCACAGCTTAATGATCAGGCGTTCATATTCCCGCCCCTCCAGGCGTTTACGCCAGTATTCATTATAAAGTCGGTATTCCTCCACCTTCTTTCCCGCCCGGATGGCGTGGAAATATTCCCCTTTCAGGTTCAAGTGTAGGTCTTTACTTGCCATCGCTATGATCCTGTAAGCAGTCGTTGTAGCCTTCGATGTATCCGGTTAATCCTGTGTTACTTACTGACCAATCAGCCGAACGGCGCTTGATGGCCTTGTCCATAGTCATCTCGTCACCTGGCCCGCCTGGCTCGATGTATTTTCTTAAATCCCTTACTATCCACGACCCTAATTGTTGCGTATCACTGCACACACGCGCCGTTAATGTCAGATTATTAACCAGCTTTGCGAATAGATGTTCTTTTAATTTAGGCTTCATCCTTCACCTCGCGACGATAGATTTCTACTGGCTTAACCGGAATAGCGTTAAAATCCCCTTCATCCAGTGCGGCAATAAACGTTAGCGCCAACCGTGCTTCAACACCGCTTAAATACTTGCACCATGCATCACCGTTATAATCTTCAAAAAGAATAATCACTTTTTTCATGTTTATCTCTTGTTGTTTCATTATTCACCCCGTGTCACTCGTTTAATTTCGTTATCAGCCTGCGCCTCTTCTTTGAACAATTCAGCAATGGCGTCTTCATAGAAAGCACGGTATTTCTTCCACCACGTTGATCGGCTTACCGGAAATACAAGCTGATTAACCGCACGCCGGACAAGATCTACAGGGAAACGCGAGTACCCGCGCCCGCCGCAATGCTGGCACGTTTTGAACACTGGCATTTCCGCTGCTTCACTGGCTGCTTTATCCGGTATCTCGCCGCGCCCTTTGCATCGTTTACAATGATTGCGAACTTTTCCATGCCCCTTGCATTTTTTGCAAAGGTGTTTTTCTCCGTAGTCGTCAAACGTAAATTTATATCCGCCGCAATCCATACAAGTTTTTTCTGTCGCGGCACTCTGGCAGTAATCCCGAAACGCGAAAACGGCAACAAGAATAATAAGATCATTGCGTTTGTCCTCGTCCAGCTCCATGACGTATTCGTAATCTTTTGCCATAGCTCTTAAACGCTCTGTAAGCAAAACTACGGCCCTGTGTTTTTCGGCTTGCGATAATTCCATCTTCCCTAAAAAAGCGCTATAACCAAGCTCTACGCGCGATTGCGCCATACCTGCTGCGGTTAGTGCATCAGTAGTATTAAGCGAGTCTGGGGACGTGCCCCGGCTTTCATCTGACAAACGCGGTGATTTTGGGAGGTGGAATTTAAGAATAGATTCCAAATTCATTATTTACCCCCGTAACGTGCAACCAGTCTTTTGCGATCAGATATTGATTGCACTAGCTTTCTTTCAAACTCTTTCAGTGCAAGTAATTCTCGCATGTGAAAAGCCTGGATTTGTCGGACTGTAGCTAAATCATGCTCATCGCGCTGAATATCTATTTGCAGATCTTTAACTTCGTTTTTCATTGCTCACCCCACATATTAGTCGCGTATTCGTCAATATCCGGTAGTAGGTCGCCGCGTTCGCGGATCTTAATAAACAAGCGTCCGCCTTTTACCTTCCGGCAGCGGACAATTTTTATTGAGTCAATTTGTCCATCATCTTTCCAAAATCCGGCATAAGTAAGGCTGTCAAATAGGCATTTAGGGATATTATCAAGATCCCTGGTCCGGTTATCAGGCGGCGCGGCATAAATGGCGATTGCCAGTCGGCAAGACAGGTTAATGTCTAGATTTAATAATTCGATGATGTCTTTTACTTGTTCCCGGTATTCCTTCCCCACTTCGCTGATATAGTGAAAACCCCGTGAATGTCGGTAATAGCGGTTATTCGATGGCGGGTAAGGCAGGCTAAAGGTATATTCATTCATGCTGCCTTTCTCCTTAAGGCGTCCAATTTCGCCTGATAGATGTTTATTAGCTCCTTACATTCTGCGATCGTCCATTTGTGTGTATCGTTGTTGTTCTCCAGCGCAACCACCATTGCGAGGCCAATTTTTCGAATCAGCGCAGGGCGATACCCTCCGATGTTTCCGTCTAATGTCTGGTTGCAGTGTCTGCATTGTTTATGGCAATTATCCTCGTTAAAGCGAAGGTGTCCGGCGGCGGCTACCGTCCTGTAATGGCCCGCATCCCACCCGCATTGCTCACCGTAGTAAGTCCCGCAAGATATACACGGCAATCGCGCGTCACGCTCGCGTATATAAGCGTTAAAAACGTTTTGCGCCTGTTTAATCCAGTAGCTACGCGGATTTAACTGCTTCCGCTTCCGGTTTCGTTCTTCCCGCTGGCTATCACGGCGTTTCTTCCGTTCCATAGCCTTCATAGCCTTCTCACGGTCGCGGCATAGCTGATCAAATTTCAACTCTTCCAGACATTCGTCACTGCACCACGTCTGGTTGTGATATTTAGGCTCAAAAAAAACGCCGCAGCATTTGCAACGGCGTCTTATTGGTTTTTTAGGGTTCTGCATAAAAACCACCCCTATTATTTTTGATTCTCTGTTTCGTTCAGCCTTTCGGCGTGCCCTGCCCTTAGCCAATGTTCTAAGCATTCGTCGCACTCGTTACAGCCTCCTTTCTTCGTGCTGCATACATTGCACATTGCACGCATGACGCTTTCTCGTTCATAGTCGTCATGCCATTGGTAATCATTAAAAGACATAATGCTCTCTCCTTTTCAGGTGATTTCTACGCATTTCAGCGTTACCGGATTTTTAAAGAGCATTTTGTTTGCTTGAAGTATACAAAATGGATACACACAAACAAGGCGTAAAGCGCCATTATGTGATCTTCATCACGCAATGACGCCATTCCGTAAACTTCACTCCGGTAAAACGCGGTTAAGCGTAGTCCGCGTGATTGCCCGGTCGTTAGCCAGGAATACAGCGATGGCGAAGCCGCGCGGCGTTAGCGAGCGGATCATCTTTGTTCGTTTCGTCCGGCCTCCAGTTTTCGCCCAGCCAGGGTTATCATCAGAGTTAAGATCTACAGGTCTAAAAAGCGGCTGTTTAAATCCGTTGCCGCACCAGATACAAGTTTTCTTCGTGTACGCGTCGCGCGGCGGGTAAACATCAGGAAAAGCAGGATGTTTATCATCTTCAGGCAGGTATCCACCGTAAGCGCACGGATTGAAGATAAAATCCGGCTTACGCCATAACGTTGACAGTGCGCCAACCGGATTTTCCACCATCCACGGGACGTGATACATGTCAGCCAGCGTTTCTACCAGTTTTGCGTTATATGCCGCCTTCACCTGGAAGTCAGGATCTTTTTCACGCTTGCTGGTAAACCAACGAGCGCCGGACACGGCTAGATGGTCGCATGGCGGGAAGGCCAGAATAATGTCAGGCTCTGGATAAACAGACAATTCAGGGGAGAACATCACCAGGAAATGGCTGTTAATCCATACGTTAACGTATTCAATATTCGGATGAATGATTTTTACGCCTTCATAGTCGCCGTGGTTAGCGCCGTCATAGTTGAAGCAATAACACTTATAGCCAGCGTCAGCCCAATCTTTAACGGCGTACCCGCTGCCGTCGTACAACGACCACACCACCCAATTTTTAAGCCCGCTCATTTTCTGCCCTCAAACGTAAAATAGCGGCGCATGATGATAGTGATCACCGTTACCGCTGCCATTTTTGAGATGAATTGAATAGCTGATATTTCCGGCATAAATGCCATAAACGATAGCGTGGGAAAAATTAACGCATCGCCGATAGCTGAAGCTATATTTGCAGGCCAGCGTTTCGAATCGAAATCACCAGGTAAAACACGGTAAACGCCGCCAGAAATAAGCGCACCGGAAACAACCGCAACGAATGACGCGATCGCCACCATTCCTGCATCATAGTTTATCAGCACCGTAATTGCGCCAGCGGCGGCGCATGTTGTAGCCGACCATTTCAGGCCGCCGTCATATAACAAGAAGTCACGGATCATCATATTGACACACACTGCGGATACCGTGGTGATCGGAATTACCCACGGGCCACAGTGGTTAACAATAAGATTGATGATCACGAAAACGGCGACATAAACGCAGGCTAATAACCTGTCAATTGTCACCCTTTTCATTTGGATCGTACCTCTTATCACGAATAGCTTCAGCTCTATCAAACTTCAAATCAAGTCGAGTTGAAATGCAACCACATTGAGGGTTAAGCATAGAAGGCGGCAATCCCTTACAACTGGTTATAGCTTCATCTTTTATTAATCCACCATTCAGCGGCATATCAAAAACAGCCTGTTTCTTTCTTTGTTCTTCCTCACGTTCCGTTAATATTTGCTCAGCTTTTAGCGCGTTATAGCTAATTAAATCAATTAGTGTGTCTGTCGGATCGCTGTTATTGCTCAAAATAGCCTCTAAACGCGCCTCCTTGAGACAAATTAGCAGATCTAATACATCAAGCGTGGTTAAATCTGCCCCCTTCTTAGCGTTGTAAATAGTGGCTATTTTTGGCGCTGATTTTTCCTCTTTTTTGTCGTAGCCGTTTTGCTTACCTCTTTGCTCTATGGTTTCTGATGCAAGTCTTAATAAATCTGCTGCCTTAGTCATTATTTGCGCCTCTCGCGTATAGCTCTTTACGTGTTATCTGCGTGAAAATACATTCATGTCTGCACCGTGGATGCCAGATCAAGAACAAGCTCCCTTTATTGTTTCCGCTTGCTGGTTTCCCTGTCGCGACATTTATAAAAGCCAGCCGCCCGCGCGTAATTAATCGGCATTCGTTTGCCGTCTCCACGCCGTTCATAAACCAGTTAACAGAAATGTCAGCGGGCAATAACATTACACAGCCAATGTGATTTCGTTGATGTTCAAGCGCCGCCTTATCAACGAATGGCCCCGGATTAGAATATGGCGGATTCATCCAGACATACTCACCAGGCATCGCCACCGCTCCCCACGGATAATGGAGCGTGTCCATTTCTTCGGTTATATATCGCGGTATTAATGCGTTTGCCTTGTTTGCCGCCACATCCGCGACGAATTCGAATTCCAGATCCATTCCTCTAAAAACAGGTTTCGGCGTCTGCCATAGGTCTTTTATTTCTTTCGGCGTGTTGCTGCCGCCGTAATCATTTTTCATTACGCCCCCTTAGAAATAATCCTGATCAGTTCCCCATCGGTTGTTTAAATACCCCACCAGCCAGACAAAACGCTCGATACTGATTAGCGGGGCGACCTTGCGATAATGCTTGTCTAATATCAGCCGCGTGGCTTTATCGCTGTAGCCGTTCTTTTCCACCTCCGCTTTGCAGGCCGAAAGCGCCGCGCGGGCGGCAGTTTTTACGGCGTTAAATTGCGGCTCTGACATATTGAATAAAGCCATAGGATCACCATGTATCATCCCAATCCGGCGCGGCAGTCAAGCAAAAACCAATGAATGCGCTCACAGCCAATAAAGCGCGGGCTGCAAAAAGAATATTCCCAATGTTGTTAAATTCAGGCAGCGACCACGTAATAAACATACCCCCCAGCATAATAACACCGATAACAGTCAGGGCCGCCAGGAAAACAAAAAGCGTAGCCAAAAGCCACGCCCCCAACCAGTTAAAAAAGCTCTTAAGCATTTTAAACGTCCTCAATTACTCCATCTTTCACGCGCTCTTTAATATCCCATACGTGAGGCTTGATTATTTCCTGATAATAGTGATCCGGCCTGCTGCCGAAATACCATTTGCCATCCATATAAAAATAAACGCCAGAAAAATTTCCTGGTGCTGCCTTTGTCGCTGCTTCTGGAATTTTCCATTCTTTATAGTGTTTAAACTTCATGAGCTTTTAAATAACCTCTTCTGAATGCTTTGATGTAAAGTCCTAGCCTTCTTATATGCTGAACGCCATCAATGAGGCGCACTAAATAAATCGCCCCGTTTGCGTCAGATACAAAACTACAACCAAAACCAATGCCTACTAACTTCAGGTTTTCAGGTATTCTATAATCAGTTTCCTGTTCCATGCATCACCTCATATGGTATTCAATAAACCACCTAATAAACAGGCATAAGGCAATAAAACCCCAGCAACAGCACATATAAAACAATGTGTCGTCCATAATTAAGCCTCAATAACACCATAATCAAACGTGCCTAAATACCGTTCGATACTTACAACCTCAATACCATCAATGCACCGTTTCCACACAGACACCCTGATTTCATTTTCCCGGAAGTGCATATTAGAAAGCACTTCATCGGCTGGATAGCCTTTCCCAGCGACGTAGGCATCGTGACCTACGCCACCTTCTACGCAATAAAGCATCAATTCGCGTTCCATTTTTGCTTCCTCCGCACCGTAAACCTTTTGATTTCGGCTTACAAAATGGATATGCAATTACAATACAAAATGTATATTTATGTGATCGGAATTACTCGGTTAATGCAGTACACGTTTTCCCTGTTCAGGCGTCGGCTGTGCGTTTTTCCGTGCGTCATTAAGCACAGCGATAGCCGCCTGTACGCCGAAATCATTTGCACGCATATCATTGCCAACCATTTCACCGTAAAACAATGGCATGAGCGATTTTACTTCTTCCTCTTTGTGGCCTTCCTCAATGTATTTCTGCAACATCTTAACCTCAAAGATATTTTTCATCAGGCCGCGCATAGAATGCAGTGAAACACTACAAAGCTGATCCTTGTTCAACGGGAAAATAACAGCACTTCCGAACGCGAGCGGATCAACCTCTTCCGGCACTGGTACGCGTCCGAATTCTTCCTCCATGCGCTTCACAAAAGTAAGAGAGAATACATAACGCGCTACCGATGTTTTTTCTTCCATACTTAAAGACACGTAATCGCGGATTGACGCCCCCATCACAATATCAACAATCTGTAGCGCCAGATTCAAATCAGCGTCATACGCGCCAGCTTCCATATCTTTCAATACTTCGTGATAATCTTTAATTTCCACTTCGTGAAAGTTTGCATCATCTGTATAGCGAGTGATCAACATACCTTCATTACCGAGAGAGTAAGCTGTTTTGATGTCGTTCATGATATTTATCCTTTTATAGTGGGTGATGCCATTTCATTTCTGTTTCTGAATTAAGCGGGTTTCCTTCGCTTGAAAGGAATAAATCACGCTCCCGTTTCAGTTCTTCCGGGCTTATTTCTATTTCATCAATCTGACCGAACGATCCAGGCATCATCCGTTTTAAATCAGATAGCGGGCGCATAAGGCCGCAACCGCGCAACAACATGTCTAACGCGAACTGTCGCCGCCCTGCTGCATCATTAAAGCGACGCGCCCACGGTACACACACGATCCGGCGTTCGAACTCAATAAATAGTGATAGCTTATTTGTTTCGCTATCATAGGCCTTATGTAATTTAATTTTCATTTAACACCTCAACATATTGTTCAAGATGCCATTTACCCACCTCGTCGTCTTCTTCATCAAATAATGTTACTTGACCCCCTGACCCGAAAGAAAAGGCAGCGACAATAAATTTATAGCCATACCACGTGCGGATCTTTTCGCCGCCTTTCAGGTCTTTAACTTTCACTAATTTTATAGCCATACGCCAAACATCCCATTCAGTCCGGCGAACAATTTCCGCCAGTGGTTTTCAACATAAGCACGGAACGGCTTAACGCGAACATTGTGGGCCTTTAGTTCAATCTCATCAAAGTAGCGCGGTTCTATGATTGTTCCGTCCAGGTATTTAACCACTAGCGGGCGCTCGAGATCGTTATATATCTTATTCAGTACAACCAGGCCAGGGTCATCACGATATTCAGGCAACACAACAAGATCACCAGCCTTTGCATCCCATGTTTTCATCACGGCAATCCTCTAAAAATAAAGCTAACCAACGCAGCAAATGCGCCACAAGAAACAACCACAAACAGGAAGCAAATAATGCAAAACGCGACAGTCACAATATCCTTACCGACTTTCATGATTGGCCTCACATGTTAGTAATGAGTTTAATGATCGCTACCGTGATATAAAGAGATACACTGAGATACAGCACGGCGATAGATAAAGCCGCAAGCAATGCGGCAATTTTTGCAAAGCTCATTTGCCACCCTCCGCAATTAACTTATCAAGCCATTTGTTATTAGCCAGCCGTTCGGCATCTTCGCCGAATGATTTACGGTCGCTTAATTCCTGGCGAGTAGGCTTAGGCCATTTATCGTGCCACCCTGCAGACGTTTCGAACTCATACAGGCCGCCGTCAAAACAAATAAGCTCATCACAACCGTCAGGAATTTCCTTATCTACTTCTTTTTCTTCAATCATGATAACACCTCATTAATCGTTAATGACCTGGCCCATACGCCCGCGATATTTGCGCATACGTGGATCGACATATTCAGGCCAGTGCATATCCGGTTTTCTTTGCAGCGGATAAAAACTTGCCTGCCAGTTGTCGAACCATATTTGTTTTGCGTACAGGTCACTAAATCTTTTTGCCATCCGTTCCGCTGCCGTGCCGCATAAAAAAAGCCCGCGATCGATTTGATCACGGGCTTCTTTTAATACTTGCTCTTTTGTTCGTGGCGGTGGTGGCGGTTTTAGATAATCAACCATCGCTAACCTATTGGATCAAAACGGGATATCGTCATCAAAGTCCATCGGCGGATTATTCCCGTTATTATTCTGCTGCTGCGGAGGCGCTTTCTGCTGCTGGCCTTGTTGGTTAACGTTCATGAATTCAAATTCGTTAACCGCCACTTCTACCGCCGTTCCCTTCGTGCCGTCGTTCCGGTCATATTGCCGAACATCCAGGCGACCGCTTACCACTATTTTTCCACCCTTGCGGATATGTGGCGCTAATTTTTCCGCACGCTCACCAAATACCAGGCAAGTGACCCACATTGTCCGCTTATTATCGCCGTAGCCATTCGTTACAGCTAACGGAAAACTACCAATCGCTTTCCCGTTTTGTGTGTAGCGAACCTCCATATCATTACCGATATTCCCGCCCAGCGTGATTGAATTTAAACTCATTAACCCATCTCCCCGTTAAGCTCTGCTACCCGGATGTCATAAACATCTTTTGCCTTGATTCGATGTTCCGATCCTTCCGGTAGTAATTTCCAGCATTTGCCAAATATTTCACGCAGCTTGTTAGCGTCCTGCGCTTTCGCTGCTGCATCACAGAAACGTGCTAATACTTCATCAGGATTTGGCGGCGCTTTCTGCTGCTGTGGTTGTTGTTTTGGTGGGTTTTTCTGCTGGCGAGGCTGCTGGCCTGTCTGCTTAGCGTATGCGTCAGTATCAGGATCTCGCGCATCATCAATGCAGAATAAACCGTTCAAAGCATATTTTCGCGCGTAACTTGATGTCGCACCTGTTAGCTGGCTTGCGTCCATTCCCTTCTTGCTTTCTTCTTCCCTGGCGTAAGCCGTTACCGCTATTTCGTCTTCACCGTCGCTTAGCGTCGCCGTAGCTTTCACATAATAGCGATTGCCGATCAGGACAATTTCATCGCTTACAGTCAGCGTAATACTTTGAAGCAGTGGTTTAACCGCCTCTAAAATATCCTCCGCCGACCTGTAATTATATCCACCAAAATTATTACGCTGATTTTTCGGCGCGTTCAGCGTTTGCTGAATCGTCCATAGCTTTTTATGTAACTCTGTTTTCACCATTTAATCTCCCGTGCTGTTAACACTATGTATAAGGCTTTATTCGCGGCGCTCCACATTTCGGCATCGTGAAGCATTTCCGCTACTGCCAGTTTGAATTGAAGCGCCTGAATAACCATAATGTCACCTCCGGATGTTTACATTTTGTATTAATGGTAGCGGACTTTATCCAGGGGTTTTTCCCCTAAATGGCGTGGTTGCGTTGCGTGGTAGTAGCTGCCGCTTTCATTTTCCGTATACCATTTTACTGATCCTTTGCGACGTTCTTTAATGCTATTTGGTTTGCATCTTTCCTCGTTTGCAAATCGAATAGCTTTATCCACATTGTCTGTTTTATTGATTGCAGGTGATGATTTTCTTTCGTTTTCTCTTTTTATCCTTCTGCGTTCCCTGGCATTCATTTTGCTATCACATTTACCATATATAATTGTAACGCTCATAATCTGATCTCCGTATATCCTTGATGATACTTAATAAAAAATCATCTTCGTTAATTGCCGCACTTCCAGCGGCTGACCAGATTGTTAATGAGCGGCTTAACATCTTTCAACTAATCCCGCAATCATCGCCGTTCCCGGCGTGACCTTGCTCACTCCAAGCAAGCTGACTCGTCGCCTTGCGTGCGGTTTCGTGGGGGATGTAACGCTTTAAACACCCCATGCGCCTTGTTATCAGTGCCGCTTTCGGTCCCCCATCGGGGAGTTACTCCACGGTTGACAAGGTGTTAAGCCTGATTTTTAAAGTGCCAGGAAGTTGCTTTTGTTACCTGCGCCCTTCCTTTGACTCGCAATATACGCCCCGTAAAACATCGAGTCAGTCCATTTTGTATACTTTTTTAAAATATTTTATATGCCATTGATATTTAAATAATAAATAACGTTTTCTGTTTACGTTTTGGTGTTTTCCAGGCAAAGAAAAGCCGCCATTCGGCGGCTAATGTTTATGGCAGGTTTACGATCTTCGCATCAACCACCACGCCTATAATTTTTGATTCTGGATTCATAGGGATTGGCGGATACAGCGGATTGAGCGAACGTAAAAGCCTTTGACCTCCATCAATAATCAACTGTTTAAACGTCGGTATCTGCCCTTCCTCAAGCTGGGCTATAACCAGTTTGCCGTCAATAGCTGGCGCGTGCGGGTCCACAAGTATCATCGTCCCCGCCGGGATGCTCAACCCCTGCGGCGCGTTCATTGATTCACCTTTGGCAACCAGCCAGTAACTGTCATCTGAACAAATAACGCTAGTCGTAACGTGTCGTAATGCTGAACGCCTTGCGTCATCCATATTGTTTACTGTGTCCTTCCAGTCAATAACCGGGTAACTACCTAAATCACGCGGCGGCACGGCCTGAAGTGTATTAGAAACAGAATCATCAATGACCATGCCATCATGTGTAACAGTAAACTGCCGACGACCAAGCTCGCGCATAATCCGCGCAATATCTTCAAGATTTGGCTCTCGGCGACCGTTCAGCCAGTGTGACAGGCCGCCTTTAGTTATCCCCATACGATCCGCGAGTGAATCCTGGCTCATGCCCTGCGCCCGCATGAGCTGCTTTGCTAAGTCATACCATTTTGTTTTCATGTCGCTACCCTATAACCTCAAAAAGTTTGATGCAAGTCACAAAACGTGTATTTTAAGCCTTGATCTTAAAATTCCATTTTGTAAACTTGCAGACAAGGTAAGGCCATACTTGCAAAGACGCAAGGAAAAAGATACGGAAGGCACAAAAAGGCACTTACCTTAT